CCCTATAAATATAGGGGTTTGCGGAGAGTTGTCTAGATTGAGCGGATTATTGGTCTGTTAATACATTAGTCAGCTATGATCAATAGCTTATTATTAGTAGTGGATATTAGTAGTCTATCATAGATATCAGTCTACTATACTAGTGGGTACCCTATTGACTTGCGGGTATAATCGTGACCATGCCAAAGCGAGCCATCAAACGTAAGAGCGCAGCTGCTAAATGGAAGCCGCTCAATCTATACCAGCATCAGCAGGATGTAGTACACGCGTATAAGACTAGGCAGCTGCAACGTTTCTTTTTAGCGTGGCATCGCAGAGCAGGTAAGGATACTTTCGGATTGGACTTCATACGCGAGCGAATGCAGGAGCGCATAGGTAACTATTGGCATCTGTTTCCGTTCCATGTGCAAGCTAAGCGGGCTATCTGGAAAGGCATCGACGCACGAACAGGAGAACGCTTTATTGATCGTGCTTTCCCGCCTATGATCGTCGAGAGTACTAACGATACTGATATGTCTATCACTATCACGGGCGGTAGCACGTTTCAGATGCTAGGCAGTGATAACTATGACCGCATGGTTGGGAGCAACCCTTGTGGAATCTTATTCTCCGAATGGGCGCTGTGTGATCCAGCCGCATGGGACTATATTCGCCCAATTCTTATTGAGAATAAGGGGTGGGCAATGTTTATCACAACATTCCGAGGGCGCAACCATGCCTACCGAATGTTTGAAACCATTAAGGAACTCGACAGCTGGTATGCAGATCTCAAGACAATCGATGATACCTATCGGCACGACGGTAAACCGATTGTCACGAAAGAAGACGTTGAGGAAGAAATAAGGCAGGGTATGGACCCCTCGCTAGTACAGCAGGAGTTCTATTGCGATCCAGACGCTACACTGTCCGGAGCTATATTCCAAAAGCAGCACGGGCGCATGGTGGCGGTAGATCCGCAAAACCACGTAGCTGCAAGCCGTGTCGCGCGCGTAGCATGGGGAATGCACGACGAGGGGATAGCTGCTGTAGTATTTCAGGATATGCATATTATTGGAGTGCATACATTCATTGAGAGCAATCTAATAGACGCGAGTCAGCAGGTAATGCGTAGGCATCCTAGCGCCGCCTTGATTCATCATGCTGTAGATCCAGATCCTAGTTTATTTCGTATAGTAGATGGCGCGGGATTAGTAGCTGCTCCATTAAAAGATGATCCGCATCAGCAGCACGCGCACGCCGCAGCGTTGTTAAATGCATGTAGTGCTAACTCTGCATCGCGTGAGAAGCTTGTAGATTTCACGCTGAATTTTGCGCCTTTCAGAGATCGGCTAGACGACTACGATCTATCGCATGATGCGCTGATGCGAGCATTGGCAGTTATGAATACTGCAGGAGTGCCGGGAAAGCAGTTCAAGCGTATTGATTATTCACGTTACGATAGGGGTGTTATCTAATGGCGGCGAGAGATCCACTAGCGCAGACGCTAAAGCAGATGCTTAACAACTGCGTCGGCTTCTCTGGCGATGATTTAGACAACTATCGCAAGCAAGCATACGATTACTATTTTCAGCGCCCGCGTGGCGATGAAATTGCAGGACGTTCTTCTATTGTTACCGGCGATTTGTCGGCAATGGTAGAGGGCAATTTGGCTTTGATGGTTGAGCCCTTAACTAGCAAGCGTATTGCGGAGTTCTGTGCGTACTCGCCAGATGATGAAGAACAGGCGCAGCTTGAGTCCGACTGCGTTAGCCACATGCTATTTAAGAGGCAGAATGGTTTTATTGAATCGTCTGCTGCGATTAAAGACGCGCTATTACTGCGTAACGCGGTAGTGAAAGTCTATGTAGATAAACGAACTTTCAAGCAAACTATTCGTCGCAAGGGAGTAGGTAGCGCGGAGGCTGTTGTAGGAGTATTGGACCAAATTGGGGAAGTAGATGTGCATAAATATGATGCGCAGACGCAGACCCTGTCGGCAACGGTTACTAAGAACACTAGCGTATTTCGTGTTGAAAGTCTGGCGCCTGAAAATTTCCTCTTTCCAAAGAACTGGCATCGCTCCGACCTGGACGGAATACCATTCTGCGCAGAACGGCATGTGGAACCGCGATCTACGCTGATTGAACGCGGATTTAAGAAGACTGATGTAGATCAGTTGCGTCGCTGGAATAATCAGTATAACGCTGGTAGCGATGCACGATTGCCCAGAAGTCTTGCGCCTACTAATGGACCTGTGGCCGACAAGGGACAGGAGTTAGTAGAATGGTTTGAATGCTATGTACGAATGACCGATAGTGCAGGATCATCCGAGCTACGCTGTATTGCTGTAAGCGGCAATATCATCCTAGACGATGAACCGGCTGACTCTGTATGTTATGCCTGCGGAGTTGTTATTATAAATCCGCACACATTCATTGGTATTAGTCTGCATGACAAGCTGAAAAGCACGCAGGACTCTACAACCGCGCTAACTCGCGGCTTGATGGATAATCTTAACGCTACTTCTAAGTCACGCACTGCGCATTTAGAAGGAGTCGTTGATATAGACGCATTGCAGGACGGTCGCATTAATAATAGTGTAGGCGTAGATCCTAGCAGCGGCATTACTGACGTGCGACAGGCTCTAAGCGCGTTCCAAGTACCCGATACATCAGCTAATATCTTGCAGAATCTGCAGCATATGGCGCGTATACGTTCAGAAATGGGCGGCGCGACGCTTGATATGTCTACAGGGCAAATGCAGCTCAATGATAGGCTCGGCTCACAAGGCTTAGACCGTGCTTACAGTGTAATGGAGCAATTAGCAGCGTTCATGACGCGCATGATTGCTAACACTCTCTTTCGGCAGATGTATCTAATTGCGCATGAAGTGCTGCGCACTGAATGGCGTGAGCCTATCGAGTGGAAACGGGGCAAGACTTGGCTAAAGACTGAGCCGGCTAGCTGGCCGATGCGGCAGAGTGTAGAGATTAATTTAGGTGCGTCTGCTGGAGAGCGGGCGCGGCTATCTGTAGTGTATGAAAAGCTAATGGCTAAACAGGAGCAATTAGCACAGTTAGGAATGGAAGATATCTTAGTCAATGTGCAGAACTACTACACAGCATTTATTGACTGGCTACGTGTCAATGATATTCCCAATCCTGAAAATTATATGATGGACCCCCGTCTACCAGCGTCAACAGACACTATGAAACGTAAAGCGCAAATGCAGCAATTGCAGCAGCAGAAACAGGATGGCATGGTTAACTCTGCCATCGCCTTGGAGCAAGTACGCAGCGCTATTACCAAATATACGCACGACTCGCAGTTGCAATTCGACTACTTCAATGCTGTGCTTAATGCCGAGATTGAAGAGGCGAAAATGTCTGTAAATGCGGTTGTGGATCTCACTAAGACACGCGCAACAGCAAATGAGGCAGCAAATGCAGCTACAGACAAATCTGAGCCCGGAGCAAAGGAAACAGGAAGCGAAGAGCCTGCAGAGCAATCTGCTGCTGCCTGAAATTTTTGATCAATTGGAATCTAATTATTTCGCACAATGGAAAGGCGAAAACGATTTGGCGAAAAGGGAAACGGTCTGGAATCTACAACGTGCATTAGCTGCTTTGAGGATGAATATCAATGAACGAATCAAACGCGAGCTTGGAGACAAGCCGCAATCAAGTACAGCAGGATAATAGTCAACCTGCTAACAAACAGCAGCAAGGCTCTAAGGGTGCTCCTGAGAATGAGCCCAAGAAAGCCTTGACGCTTGCGGAATTGTTTGCGGACGATTCCGAGGATTCGGACGAGAGTCCGGATGATGAGTCAAAGCCTATCGATAGTCTCGATACTTTGCTTAAACGCACGAAGTTAAAGCCGGAAGAGGCTTACGCGATTCGTATTCCAATGCCTAATGGTGCTGAGCCGTTGACGCTTGGAGAATTAAAGGACCGCGTAGGCGAACTTGTTGGCCATGAACAGAGTGTATTGCAATTCGATCAGCGCCGTGTGCAGCAAGAGGGAGAGATTCTTCAAGCGCAACAGGAGATTCGCGATTTACTAGGACTCCTGCCTAAAGATGCTATCAAGCCGGAAATGGTAAACAAGCTGCGACAGCAGGCAGAAACCAAACTGGCAAGGGAAGTAGAGCTTACTAGACAGCACATTCCAGCTTGGAATGACTCGAAAGTCTATCATGCGGAATTTAATGAGATACGAGAGTATCTAAAGCGCTGGGGGTTTCCCGAGTCGTATGCAGATACGATTCAGGATCACAGAGCACTTAAGTTTGTGCGGGATAGCTGGCTACGCGACAAGCGTATTGCTAAAGCTCTTGAGGGTGTCAAACCTGTTGAGAAACGGAATAAGGCACCCTCGTCTAAAGCCGGCAAAGCGCCGACTAAGACTCCTAATAGCGAGAGCACTCGTCGGGACGGCGTTGTTCCTTCCTCACGTTCTAAACTGGCTGCAATTTTCAAGTAACGAGGTTATAGACAATGGCTGCTCCTGCAGACTATCTTGACGCAAGCGACCTAAAGAGCGTCGTTTCTGGCGGCGTAATTCATGAGGATGTGTTGGATCAGATCTTTGATATCAGCGACATTCCTACGCCATTTCTCGATATGATTGGTACTGACAGCTACGACAATCCCTATTCGTCATGGCTGGAAGATAAGCTGGCCGCGCCCGACACTGCAAACAAGGTAGTCAGCGGTAAGAATTCCGTCTCTACTGATAACAAGGCTACCGTCGCAAATCAAAAGCGGGTAGGCAATCACGCGCAGATCTCTACCAAGGATGTGCAGGTATCTGAACGTGGTAACGCGGTTGACGTTATCGGACGTGGCGAAGAAATGGGATATCAGACTGCGCAGCGGCTGCAGGAATTGCGTCGCGACGTAGAGGCGATTTGCTTGAGCAATCAGGCAAGTGTAGAAGACAACGGAAACAATGTCGCCGGCCAGTCTGCGGGAGCCGGAGCCTGGATTGCTACTAATGATTCCTTCGGAGTAGCCGGAGCGTCTGGCGGATTCGATGGCGCGACTAAATTGGTAGTAGCGCCGACTCCAGGAGAAGACAGAGATCTGACGTGGACCATGATTACCGATCAGATTGAAGCCTGCTATTTGCTAGGCGGAAATCCTTCGGTGCTCATGTCTGTGCCGCAGGTAACAAAGCGATTGGCTAAGTACTTGTTTACTACGCCATATGCTGCAGCTCCTACCGCCAATATCAATGGCCAAGGCGAGGGGGTTAACCAGACTTCGCAAGGATACATTGATGTTTTCCGTACAGACTTCGGAACAACGATGCGTATTACGCCTAATCGTTTGCAACAGACCTACGCATCGGGGGACGGTGCTCCGACGCAAGTTGCAAATGTCTTCGGCTTCGATCCGCAATTCTGGAAACTTGGTCTGCTGTACGGCTGGAAAGTCGATCCGCTGGGCAAGATTGGATTGTCACATTGGAAGCTATTGCATGTAGATTGGATGCTTAAAGCATTCCTTGAGCGTGCGAACTTTGTGATTCGTGACATTACGCCTACTGGCGTTGTTACTTTGCCTTAATGGAGTAGTCAGAATGAGTTCTGCGCGGCGTGCAATGCTTGAATCGGTCAAGCGAGTCAGAGACGGCATAGATCCTCATCGCCATGCGCCTTTCGCGCGGCACGCTATGAGGATACCAGAGTCGGATTTTTACGAACTCTGCAAGCTCTATCCGGCTTTGATTAGCAAAGATCCGACAGAGATGCACGCCGCGTGGACTGCTTTTGAACTGTCACCGATGGCGGAGAAATATCGCGTAGGTAAGATAGTTCATGGCGTCATCAAGAATGGGATTATCCAGAAATGAATAAGCTAGATTTGCGTACAGCTCTCATTGCGGATACTCATCGCGACTATGGCGAGGCAGAAATGAATCGCTATATAGCACAAGGCGAATCTTTGATTAGGCAGAAACTTGTAGCATATGGGCTAGAATATACATTTACTGACGCAGATCGTAATGTAGATACCGCTATCTATGTGCTGCCTAGTGGAGTAGTTAAGATTAGGCAGATTTTTTATAACGGTTGTAAACTAGATGAACTAGATGAAGCCGGTATAGCAAATCTTAAACACGTGAGCGGTCTACGCGCCTACGTTATTCGACCGACTAGCATATTGGTCGCGTCGATGCCTGCTGTAGACACAGAATTCCAAATGAACTATCTAGGAATTCCCGACGCTTTGGCGACCGATGTAGATACTAATCCTTTGCTTAATGACTGCCCGCAATTATATCTAGAAGCAGCAGCAGTCTATGTCTATAAGCGGGCGCAAGATTACGAAAGCAGCCAAGGCGCATTAGCTAGCTTTAGCACCCTGATTACTGCTATCAATACGAAGATGAAGCGATTGCTAGGCAGTCCGCGCGCAGCTCCTGTTTATAACACTTCTTTTCGGAGTAGCTACTAATGGGCCTTGAGACCGCTACATATATCTCGCAGCTCAACGCTAGCAATCCTGTAGGTGCTACAGACCCTAAGTCGCAGGGTGACGATCACTTACGGCTAATTAAGCTCGTCCTACAAGCGCAGTTTCCAAACCTAGGCGCAGCTGCTGTTACTGCGACTGCTGCACAGATCAATACAGTTATTGCATCAGGAGTCACGGGATTTGCAACGCCTACGGTCAAAGTAGATTCTGCTGTAGCTACTGCCGGTGCTGCATTAACTGCTATTCGTAGCGACGCTAAGCTACAGCTAGATATAGCCGCAAACTATGCTTGGACAGGTTCTCACTCATTCGGTAATAACAAGTTTACACCGGATATAGGCGGATTCTTTAACGGTCTAGCAAATCCGAGCGGTTCTATAGGATTAGCTGCTAGTAATGGTACTGCATCTACTGCGGCCAGATCAGACGCACGACATGCATTAGACCAAGGTATAGCGCCTACTTGGACTGCGCAACATTCGTTTAATAAAGCTCGCACTGCTGCCGGCGAGTATTCAATATTAATGAATTCCACTCTCCCAGCTATAGGCTATTTTGATTCAAATAGCGCTGCTGGCGCTAGGCGATGGATGCATTACGTAGACGGCGGAGCCTGGAGACTAGCGGCCGCCGATGACGCAGATTCAGCAGGGGGCGAAGGATTTTCTTATACTTCTGCTGCGGGTATTCCACAAACTGCAAACTTCACTCCAGCTGTGGCATTGCAGTATGGCGGTATAGAAGTAGGATATCGCGGCTTAAGACAGCGCCGTAGCACTGCCGGCAGTACTAATACAGCTGCAACAGACAACGGCGGCATGATTGACTATGGCGGATCGGGTGGCGGCGATACGTTAACGCTAGACGCAGACATTCCCGCTGAGGGCGTTATAATAATAACCAATACTAATAGTGTTAGCGCTCTTACTATTGCATGTTCAGGCACGCTTACATGGCTATCAGGAGCGGGCGCAGTAACAGGAAGCCGCACCATGGCTAAAGGGAGCATAGCTACGGCATATCATTCTGGATCTGGTAATTATCTTATTTGGGGAAATGGTCTGTCATGAGCGGCGTAGTAATGGCAGCAATGGGAGTAGCTTCAGGGAACAGGGTAGTTCTCAGCAATCGCACTGTATCATCTAATCGCAGCACTCCGACGCATGCTAATGCACGTTACGCGTTGCTTGCATCTGGCGATGTACAGATTGTTAATAATGCTGGTACGCAGGACGTAGATGACTGGATTATTCCAAAAGCAGGAATGTCTACATATGAATGTCGTATGGATGTAAATAGCGGTTCCTTAACGCTAGGGACTACCGGCGCTTGGTTAAGTTTGGGAACAGATCGTCAATGGGGCAACACTACTACCGGTGTTCAGACCCTAGGATTTAATGGGACTTTGCAGATCAGAAAAATAGGAACTACTACAGTCCTAGCGTCGGCCACTATCATTATTAATGCTGAGGAAACTGTCTAGTGGATACAAGTACTATTCACGATATTACCAGCATTCTTAGCTCCGGCGGGAACGTAGCTGCTATGGTAGGCATCTACTTAGGCTTCAAAGTGCTACGTGAGATCCAAGGCTTTTTTAGCGGCATACAAGCGGCGCTACTAGATACCGTACGTACGAACGAACGCGTAATAGAATTGCTAGAAGAACAAGCCAAGGCTCCGGCTAATCGTCGATTGACCGATATTAAAGAGGGCAGACGATGAGCAAGATTTGGCGTCCTACAGGTGGGCATATACTGGACATAGATCCACAGGAAGTAGCGGATCAATTCCTATCGTTGGCGCAGAACGTCAATACTCGCAAAGGATTTCCTTCGCGTATTGGCGGCAGACGTATTGCTTATCCCGTCGTGGATGGCGGCGCACCTACTGACGCATTGCATTTGCTCAACCTAAATCTAAACACATTTAATTGGTGGCTGCTGTTTGGACCAAGCGATATATTTGCTGTAGAAGGCCCTAATTCTCACGATATCTCTATAGCTGGGCAGGATACAGTAGGCAATATCTTTGAATGGTCTAGCACTTTGCTTAATGGTATTCCTGTCTTTACTAACGGAAAGGACGACCTGTCTTACTGGACTGGCGAGGGCGCAGTTCCGGCTGCATCTGTTCCAGACTGGCCGGCTGATACCGTCTGTAAATTTGTTGTAGCCTTTAAGTTTCATCTATTCGCGTTCAATATAGACGGCCCGAGCGGAGTATTTGATAACAAACTTATATGGAGTAACGCTGCGGAGCCTGGAGCGTTGCCAGACTCCTGGACTCCAGCGGCAGACAACGAAGCCGGATCTTCGCTGATTGCAGATACTCCAGGTCGAATTATTTGCGGCGTGCCGTTAAACACTCAGCTAATGGCATACAAGCCAGAGTCCATATACGCTATTGAATATGTCGGCCGCCCCGACGTTTACTCTGTGCGACCGCTCATTAGATCACAAGGCGCGTTAGGTCCGCATTGTGTGAAAGAGTTAGGCACGCGGCATATTGTAGTAGGCACTGACGATATAGTCTTAACAGACGGAATCAACGTTCAAAGTATTGCGGAAAACAGAATCAAGAATTATCTATCTAACTCGATAGATGAGACTAACGCGCAGAATGCTTTTGTTATGCGGGATGCTAACAAGAAAGAGACTTGGGTATGTGTTCCTGAGAGCGGCAGCCTTTTTGCTACCGTTGCGCATATATGGGACGAACGCCGCGATACGTGGACTACACGCGACTTAGAGCAAGTACGCTACGGCACATCCGGATATGTAATTGACGGCGCGACTGATGCTACATGGGATGCTGACTCCGAAATATGGGATAGTGATATATCCGCATGGAACCAAGGCACGACCGGCGCTGTAGTGCATTTAGTGCTATCTCAGGAAAATGTTCTGTATGTAGAAGATACGGTGGACCTAGTATCTATTACAGGCATCATTGCAAAATACGACTTAGTCCTAGGCGATGATGATGAGCAGAATTATCTAGTGCAACGCGTATGGATATCCGGCACCGGATTAGGCTATTCCGCAGTAGAGTTCCGTCTAGGCAAGCGACAGTCTACTGATGAATCTATTACATGGAGTGATTTCCGTCCGCGTGAAGTAGACGGAGCGGCATACGAAATATGCGGGCGCTACATCAGTATAGAGATTCGCGCGGTAGGCACTCTGCCTTGGACTGTTAACCGGTTTGAGATTGAGGCTCGCCCTAATGGCCGTTTCTAGTTACAAGTCTCGGACTCCTCCTGCGGTCAATCTTCGTATCTTCATTGGGCAAGAGAACCGCAAAATAGAGGTTTCTATTTCATCCATTGTAGAACTGTTACAAGCTTTGAATGTGCCTATCGAAATAGGCGCGAATGATTCAGGCGGTAGCGGCTACCGTGTTCTTCGCATTCCAAACGCGTGAGGCAGCTATGAGCTTTTCAGCAGGTCAAAACCGCTCCGATGCTACTGGTACTTCCAGCAGCGAATCTCAGGGGTTTAGTTCTTCACAGTCGCAAGACATTGCTAAGTCGATATCCGAATCTCTCAGCAGTGGGCAAAGTAGCAGTACGCAGTCTATTGCGTTTGAAGACTTGTTTAAGCAGCTATATGGTGGCGCATCTGGCGCAGCTGATAAAGCTATGCTTGGGGCAGGCGATCTTACTAAAGCTGCACAGCAGCTATTCACAGGCGGCAGTACGTTTCTACAAGGATTAGGTGGAGACGCAGGCACTGCTTATCTGAATAGCAGGCTTAAAGACGATAGTGTGTTGAATGAGCAAATAGATCTGTTACGGCAGGATTCCGCAAAGCTATTCAATGAAGATTTGAATCCGGCTATTACGTCCCGATCCGTGGCGGGCGGAACGCTGGGCGGGGGCCGACAGGGTGTAGCTCAAGGTATGGCGTTAGACGCTGTAGGCGAGTCATTTTCTAAGGGCGCAGCAACATTACGCGCACAAGATTTAGCATCTAAGGACCAAGCCGCTGCGCAAGTAGCTAGCAACTCTTTGAGTGCTGCTAACACAGGACTGGGCGCGCTTCCCGGCCTGCTAGATCTTACTGAACGTGGGAACAATGCCGAGCTAGGAATTTATTCTAGCCTTGCATCTATCTTAGGTGGACCTACTGTATTGGGGCAGTCCCAGTCTACAAACACTGCTACATCGAATGCGCAGTCACTATCTGAAGCATTGTCGCGGAGTTATGGAGAACAAACTGCTTCTAGTCAGAGTCGCAATCGTGCTACGTCGCGCGCTTGGAACATGGCCGGCGAATTTCAACTGGCGTAAGAGGCTACCATGGCTGATGAAGATCAATTGGAAGTGTCTAGTAGTGCCCCGCGTGGCAAGGCTCCGGCTCCTGGCGGGCCTTCGCCATTGCAGGCAGGTCTATTGTACGGTGGGTTGGGGGCGGCAGTAGCGGGGCCTGCTGGCATATTGTTCGGACTAGGCGCGGGCATAGCTTCTGCTATTGGTCGCAAGCGCTTTGTAGCTAAGCAGACGCAGTTTCTAAACAATCTGGACGCGGAGTATCAGGACGCGCAGAATAATCTACGCGATGAAATGGAAATTGCCGATCCAGATGAGAAACGTTTACTAACAGTCGGTAAGCGTATGATAGATGACGGCTGGAATCGCCTAGGTTCGGGCGATCAGTCAGGACAGGAGCTGTGGGACAGGGGCAATCAGATCATCATGGGGGTTATCCAGGGGGATATTTCGCAGCGTAAAGCGGATGAAACCGCGTCGCAGGGAATGCAGCGCGATCTAGTTAGCACATCCGCCAAATCATTACGCGATGAGTATCAACAGAACTTAACCGCCTATAGCTCTAGTACTGAAGCCGCTAATAAGCTGCTGAGCCTAACCGCGCAGAAGGATTTTGATCCTAATAAGCCATTCTATCGTGCAGCACTCACAGGACTGCTAGCAGATAGTATCAATAGCTTCTACAAAGACACTCCAAGTGCTGCCGGAGAATTGTTTGCAGGTACCGGAAACGCTCTGCAAGGCATGGGCGGCAAGCTAGGACAGGCCGGATCAGTTGTAGGCGATGTAATCAAAATGGCAGGAAGCTATATTAACGCTAAGGAATTCGAAGTAAGCAGGGAAGACTACAACCGGATTGCCATGAACGTGCTTAAGGTTGCGCAAGGGCAGACGCAGCAGCGTATGGGCCGCATTGACAAACAGGGTGCTACATTGGATGCAGTAGCTAGACGAAATGGAATTGTCAAACCTGACTACTCGTTTCAAGATTATATAACCGGCGGAGTGAAAGACTTGGATCTGCTACCTGTTCAGCAGTATACCCCTAGCTATCAATCCACTCCTGCCCCTACTGAGCAGCTACAGCAATGGAAGAAAATGTCACCGCAGGAACACAGCTACCGCAAGAAAGTAATGCAGCAGAGGGCACGCCCCACCAATTAGGCTATAGATGGCTATGGCCTGAAGAGGCGGCGCAAGTCAATCCTGCGTTGCATCGCCGTCTATGGCGAGGCTGCAATACCTATACGTGGGAACAATACTGCCGACGTGTAGCCAGCGGCGAGTACGAATTACTAGTGCTACCGCTAGGCACTATTTTCCTAGTCACATGGGGGGAATCCAATGGGCTCAAGCTATGCCAAATCCTCACTATTTGCGCTAGCAATATTGATTTTAGGACTGCTGATATTGATCTACCCGTATTTGAGACGGCGGTTAGATCGAGAGGCGGAAAGGTTGTCCTTAGTGCAGGACGAAAAGGCTATACAGAAATAGTCAAACGGCACAACTGGACTGTTGATTCCATCATTCTTATGCGGAAGGAATTGAAATGACTCCAGCGCAGAAAACTGACGATGTAATAAAGACCGTGAAGGAAGCACGGAAGAACTATAGCAATCGAAACGAATTCGTTGCTATGGTCAATATCATTTGGGACGCGCTAGACGGTGCGGATGCGATTGCCGAACCGGACGAATTGCAGCGCGACTTAGATTTGGCGCGAGCATCGGGAGCGGTAGAGTAATGGCTATCAGATTTCCTAGGCTGCACATAGCCGAGAGCGCTCTTAACCGCATCCAAAATACGCTAGAAGGAATCGGCGCATTAGGAATTGCGACGCCTACTCCGGTTGTTCCCGATCCTACAGCAGCAGGGTTAGGACTAGACGCCCAGCTGCAGACGCCTATGCCTGCAGCGGGCGCTATTCCAGGTAACGAACAAATGACAGAGGATGATGCCATCGGCGCTAGCCTGCAGGGGGGTTCTCCTGGAGAGGCTGTGATAGCTGATAATATCGTTCAATAGCAGTCAGTTCCGTCTGGCATATCTCGCAGTCATGACTGTTAGCAAAGTGCCTGAGATCCCACTCAGGCATTTTTACTCTAGCTGCAACTACTCCAATCATTCCTACAGCTAGGGATTCCTTCAATTTCTCTCTTACTCGTTCGATACGATTGTTGACGCTGCTTTCATCTGGACGCACTTTTTAGCTCCTAAACAGGTAATGGGCGAATCACATTGCTGATTAGCATTAGCGCATCTGACCGTAGCCATTACGCTATTGAACTCTGCTTCACAGCGCATGCACCAGCCGCGTAGAGATAGTTTCCCCTCATAGTCGCATACATCACACTGCGGCTTATGCATACTACTCCAGTTCTACACGGGTTATAGACACTCCCGTAGGAGAGCCAGGGACTTTAGGCGCAGCTACTACAGATATAGATAACGCAGGAGTCATAGCGCTTTCTGTACCAGCAGCGTTATATGCAGTCATAGCAAACTGATATATGCCAGGGCCGTAACCGCTAAGCTCCGACATGACGGTGCTAGCAGTCTTTATCTGTACTAGCTTTCCAAGCGGAGCACCGTTAGCCGCACTGTAGATCCAGTATCCTGCCAGATCTGTTAGGGCGCTATTGTCAGTGTTCTGCGTCGGGGGAGTCCAGCTTAGCTTGAACGTACTAGATACAGTAGGGATAGAAAACTGTATCACTGCAGACTTAAGAACGTTCGTCTTCTTATCCAAAGCAGTGCCGCATCCACATGGATCGCCACAGGCGGGATCTACTACAGGACGGTCAGGCGGCGCAAAAGGCCCCGATGGAATATCTGCCTGACACACATTCACTAGAGCATCTGGCGTAAGATCGCCAAACTTACGCCATGCCAATGCAGGCTTACCCCATGCGCAATCTGCTGCCGCTGTGCCTGCTGGACAAGACAATACCGAACTCTCATTAGTAGGACGTTGCCATGCTCTACCATTCGGCGCCGTATTTAACGCTCCGATATATCCAGCTGTGTGCACATGCGCTAGACCTGTTTCGGCATGGGCAACCGATGACAACGCGATACCAATTGCCGCAGAAATTACAGACGCATATAGTTTCATTCACGTTAACTCCAAATAGAGAATGCCCCGGCTGTGAACCGGGGCATCCTGAGATAAGATCAATTAAAACGGGTTGCGCTCTTTCTTACTAGAGACCCGCTTAGGCTTCTTTGCGCAACGAAACAGCTTTGGTGGACTGTCGCCGCTACGCTTGATTGGTCCTAGTCCTAGATATTCAATATAGACTTCATCTCCATCCTCAGTCTCGTCAAAGAATTGAATCAGCCTGCCAGATTCCCAAACCGTAACAGGCCCTAAAGTCTTGTCTACCACTACACAATTACGAATATCTCTTTCGTCTTCTCTTCCTTTGTCTAATATTAATTCGTTAGTCTCGCCGCGTATTCCCTCAATAATGGGATGTTCTTCACATTCCCAATTAGGGGGCCGCTCAATAACTTCATAGCCTTCCGGCAATGATGCGCGGCTAGGACCACTCTTGCCTCTAGTCTTTGTCTGTGTCTTAGTCTGCGTCTTGGTCTTTGCTTTAGTAGCCATTATCTATCTCTATTAATTACCCGAATTACCGTCTACGGGCGCGACGTTTCGGGCGAGATGCCCGCGAACCTTTACGCTTTACAGTCGAAACCGGCTCTACGTAGCCGTTATCCACTAGCCATTCGAACAATCTGGGGGCGGAGCCGGGAGCCTTCCGCCGCATTTCGCGCTTTGGTGGCGCAGCCATCCATTTGAATGGCGTTTGACGCTTTGCCATTGTTGTCTTCTGCCAGGGTTAACAATGATTGTCTATGTGTGCTGAGATGCTTTATTAATGCATGACGTTCCTCCTGTGTGAACGGTTTAACGCCGGGTAAACGCGCGCCTTGTACATAGCCATATCTAAGCCTATGTAGCAGTACATCAATATGAAAGTTACTTCGCATGAACTATTACCTTTAGATTGTCCACATTGCGCAGATGACGTTGAGAAATCACAAACTTATTCGGAGTTTCATCCTGTTTTATTGCAGTTTTTAGTTTTATAGGCTTGTTAGTGCGATAAGTTCTATCAGGGCTGACAAGCATTCTTTCCAAGTCGAGCACTGTTCCCTGGAAGCCGTGACGGGCGCATTTAAGGATATGTTTATCTTCAAAGATCTGGCTTGGATAGCTGGATTCGGATTCGCAATCTGTATAGAAGATATAAGTCTTGTTCCTAAAAAGGGCGAGATCTCCGAAACCTTCAGACACCACTGATCCCAACGTCTTTTTAGACGCTCCGCTTTGTTTACCGGGAACGAATACTCCATCTGTAGCTGTATGAATTGCGGCATAATGATGCTCTACGTCATGAATATGGGCGCGGGTATGGCCAGTTGTAAGGCCGGCTGCAAACGGATGATAGAGACCCCCCGCACGATGGATCTTTACTAGCTTACCGTCTACTAGAGTATGGTCCGGCGATGTTTGAATTAATTTGCCTGTAAGCGCATTTAGGATGATTTTATACATGTAGCGCATTACAGCCTCAGCTGCATCAGACTTCAGCCTATAGAAGTCTCCGACATATGCTCCGAATGGAGAGTAGCCATCCCCTCGCTTACTCTCATAGTAATAGCCACTGATCGCAGTAAGCTTAACCTCTTTGTGCTTAAGTGAATTGTTAAGCTCAAATCCTGTAATCCATACATCTCTAACACTTCCCGACAATCCTTTGAAATTGTGATCGTAGAGCGCTGGCCAATCGCAGTTCTTAGCAATTCCGCTAATACAATAGATTCCGATATCAGGTACTGACTTGATACCTTGAGCCTTGCGAGATTTATATGCTTTGTAGCCATTAGGATCTTCAAATGATGGTAGGAATGTAAGGGCATGAGGATACGCGCTAGATATATCTAAAGCCGTAACATTTTTATGCCACGCGGGAGCAACGCCGGGCCGAACTCGATTGACACCCCCATGATATGCAGCCGCAGCCCCAACCATCCAATTATATAATGGCGGCTGGTAAATATTGTTACGCATATAGCGGAGTCGGAATACGGCTGCTGCCATACTCGCCAGAGAGATCTGCGACGGAACTTCAAGTTCGTTATGGAACTTTTCGATAGCTTGACCGAGATGGTAAGCAACCTCAGCGTCACGCATTGCATATTCTACGAATCCTGTGTCTGTGCTTTTATATAGCGTAGTGCCCAATCCTGCAGGTCTAACTAGCTTAGGCAAATCAGGGCATACTAGACTGCCTGCTTTTTCTAGAGATGACATGAACCATAGAAAAGAATCTACTAGTTCTATATATCGCTTGCCGTCATCGAACACAGCAAATATAGGTTTACTATAGCGCCCGGTAATTTCCCAATTGCCTATGCGTAAATCTATATTCCCGTCTCGGATAGCTTCTCTACACTCCCATAAAACAGAGAGCATATCGAATTCTAAGTTATGGCCATACATACGATAATGGCCAGCAGGAAGTTTTTCTATTTGGGCAATAAAAACGTCGATAGCGCGACGCTTGCCGATGAAGTAGCAACCCGTAACACGCTTGACGTCCGGCGCAAAAAATTGCAGCGTAATAGGCGGGCCTTGCAACGTTTCGCTATCGAACCCTATTACGATGGCCGGGGTTTCTTTTCGCTGTCTTTTCATTACGTGCTTTTCTGCGAACCTTTGCGGAATCAAATGAGATCCGAACACCGTGCGCCCCTGTCTTATCTATCTTGATGAATAAATCGCCGGTTCGGAGCGGCGTGATAGGTATAGCGGTAGTCAGCCAGCCATACACCCCTACAACTAGTTCATTGTTATCTACTACTCTCTCTGCTTCTGCGATGACCTGCGTTTTCCACTGCTTATAATCAAGCGGATACTCGCTGTAGATATAGTGCTCATGCAATGTATATGCGCCGTCAGATTCACGCGAATAGACAAACAACGTTCCCGCGTTATGATGTACTTGAATGGCTTCCTCATGCCCTTTTTCGTTGGCGCAGAGATGGCCATCACGATTCTTGTGCAGGGTGCGCAAGAGCCTATCGCGTAATAGATCGTCATCGTCTAATACAATCTCTGTCATGCGGCTTTAGTACGGCGCACTGGAGTCTCTTTCGTCTTCCAGTAGAGATTCCAATACTTAATTACAAGCTCCGGCACTTCGCCAGTTTGGCACCATGTAGAAATAGACGGCTGACTGGTACATAGCAGCTCAGCCGCCTGCCCCTGTGTCATCGATTTAGCTTCAATAGCAGCCTTGAGATCGAACGCTATCGGTGGACGCTTTTTCATAGCATACCCATTATTCTAAAAGCCAGAAATAAAGAAAGCCGGCCAAGGGCACCGGCTATAAGGGTAACTCGACTGGAGTTACAGCGCGAACTCTTCAGCAGCAGCCTTTGCGCCGCCAAATTTGGTTTCGATGGAGTCAACAGCCTTTTTGAGCGCCTTGACTACTTTGGCTGCCTGCTCTTCCGTGTACGTATAGGCTCCACGGTTAGTGAGAGCCTCAACATTCGAGAGAGCCTTAAGCGCACGCCGCACGCGAGGCGCGGTAAGCTCTTCAAAGCGTACAATCTTGACGTGCGCGCGTGCTGCCGTCTTTTCTTGGTCGCTTTTGGCATTGGACAGCGCATCCTCAGCGGCTTTGCGCTTAGCCGACATTACCTTAGCCTTGCGAGCGGCGCGGGCCTTTTCCAACGGAGTGACAGGAGCCTTCGGAGCGTCGGTCTTTTTTGCATCTGCGGACATGTTCAAATCCTCGGTTAAGTGAATGATCTAACAACGAATCGGACGCGGAAATTGTCTCATTTACCCGCGATTTCTGCAAGAGCGCGCACGCGAATCAAGGCTTGATAAACGCTATTTTCGATGACTGCCGCCTGTTGACGCGCAGCACCAAACTTAGCAACAGCCAAAGCGTCTTCGGCTTTCACCTTGGCACGGGTAAGGGTGTCTATCATGCGGTCATAGTCTTCCTGCGTAAGAATCATGGCACGCCCCATATAAGCATAGCCACGAACGTCAAGCCGGCCAGCACACACTGTGCCAATACAGCCCCTACCGCGATGCCTAGACCGATTTTAACTGCAGTCCACATATCAAATCCTCCTTAGTTGCTGTAACGTCGGACGGAATTGTATTGCATCTCCCTTAGCGTGTACTGTGATGGCCTTCTTAATTCTGGACAGTCGCGCTTCGATATCCAGAATGTTATCTGCGTCACATGCATCTAATGCTTCACGCACTGCGCGTATAACAGGGCATTCATCATTGGTACGCAGATTGTTACCTTGCGGGCTGCCATCTATAGCCATTATTTAACCCCTTGCCACTCCATTGAGTAATGATTGCCATCTGGCTTTGCGAAATCTCCGCCCCAGCGACACAGAGGATGCATGCTCTTCCATCTCGCGCCAATCCACTGATGTGCAGCGCTATCCTTCTGATATACACCGTCTATATAGAGATCTATATCTTGCGCCAAGCCAATGTAATGCAGAGAGTTAGGCATGTGCTCACGTGTAGGAGCCAACGCTAATTCATATGAGCGATACACGTTACACTCTGTAATCAGCTTAGCAATCAGAGCTGTAAAGAGGCATCGCTGCTGGCGTAGTGTTGTGTCGGTCATCGTCCGAGTGTACTCGCATCGCCTACTGATATCCAGCACCGATACTATACCCATGAGTACCCTGGCTACCGATCGCTATCAGTCTCTAATATCCACTACTAATAATAAGCTATTGATCATAGCTGACTAATGTATTAACAGACCAATAATCCGCTCAATCTAGACAACTCTCCGCAAACCCCTATATTTATAGGGTATTTCTTCGCGAACCTAGACAACCGTTGACTATACAACTCTCACGTGCCCAAGATTCTATAAGCTATTGATGCTTGACTTGTCAACGGTCAAGGCACTATCCCCTTAGATATCAATGACTTACGGGGGGTTTTGTGTCTATTGACATGTCAACGGGTGTGTCTGTGCTGCGC